CTGCCGGATCTGAAGGATCTCATGAAAAAGGCCTTCTGATATCTCCATATATGCGCCCATAAAGGTCCACCAGTGCATATACTTCACAGATCGTATGTCTCTTCCGGTGTTTTTATTGATTGCGGAAGCAATCAGAGGGGAATCCTTATCCCAGTCCATCAATCGGACTTTACTCTTCTCATCACCTTTGATTCCGCAGTCAATAAACTCAAATGCCTTGTCAATAGCTTCTTGCAGATACTCATCCGGGATCTTCTCTGGATTCCAGAAGAAAATTTTAAAAAGCACTTCCGTTCTGTCATTTTCATCGAGTTCAGGATCTGCCATAGCCCGCAGGATATCCAAAATAGCTCTGTAGTCCGTTCGAATTTCATATTGTTCACCGCCCAATTCTATAGAATGGGGCAGATTCCACATATCATCCATGACGGCGCTTCTTTGTATAATTTGGTCTGTGTTTCTGGTATTTCTGCGTATATTTGTTTACCCGGCTCTGACTCTTTTTGATCCGGACATCAAACTCTTTGTCGATCACATCACGCAAGGCATCCATACATACCTCCACGAACAATTTTCCATTGTTCATCGGGGAGAACGGTCCTAACACAGAGAAGAATGTAGAGCCAGTATCTGCCCCTACCAGATAATCAATCCGTTCAATCACTCTCTGTTCACATTCTTTTACAGATTCATTTTCCTCTGTACTAAAATTCTCAAAAAATTTCTGTACCTCTTTAAATCTGGAAATGATATTGGTGTCCGATGGGCGGAAACGGAAGACTGCCAGTGTCTCTCCATGCTGATTCTGAATGTTATATTCTTTACTACCATCATCAATGACGATTGTGTTTGCTTTCTGATTGGATGTCTGTTCCATAATTTCCTCCTGAAATAAAAAATCAGGGAGCGCCATAGTGTTAATGGCACTCCCATAAATCAGTATTACTTACGCAGCTTCAATTTCTCCTGCGGTAAATACTGGGTTTCCAGTTTTTACAGATTCTCCTGTCACATAACCTTTTACTCTGGCTCCGTCTTCCTCAATGTTGAACGGGAAGTTAACTCCCTCTGTACCACCGCCATAAGACTGCGGTTTTACGAGAACTTCCTGTACATAAGCTAAATGCTTAGCCGCTGTGGTATCCTCCACGATAACCTCGAGCATAAGGCTCTTGCATGTATCTCCTTTTTTGCGTCCTAAAGCAAGATCGCGAATCTTCGGATAAAGTTTATACTCTGGATTTGCATAGAACGGATCTGCACTAATAGACGGTTCATAACCTTTGTCGTTCACTTTTGCTTTTCCAAGGATATTCTTTTTCTTCTCAATGTCAGGGTTCAAATCTACGGACATGTCATCGATGTCTTCGCCAATGATCTCCCACACCGCTTTAGCTGCATCTTTTGCCGCATCTTTTCCCCAGGAAGTATCCAGGAAATGCGCTAACGCTTCTCTTTCTAACTTCATGTCTTGTTCTTCCTTTCTTTGTAAATAATTCTTGACTGTATCATATATCTTGCCATTGTCCCATTCTGATTAACGCCAGACAGGTTTGGCATATTCTGAAGATTTTCCATCTTCTGTATCTCGCACGCTTCTCCAAAATCAGGGAAAACTTTCTTTTCATTCTGCTGCTCCAACCAATCCATAAAAGCCTGTGCGAAATTCATAGCTTCCAGATTCAGATCATCCTGGAAAGAAGAATAGGATTTTACGATCACAATCGTAAAGCCATACTCTTTCTGCACATCACCGGTAATGTACTTTTTCCTGACTTTATCAGAATAATTCGTGATCAGCGAGATGCTGTCTTCCGATTCCGGAGAAAAGTTGAAATTCAGCATATCTCCGGCAAGCTCACTGACCTTTGGTTCAAAATACTCTTTTACCGCATCATGCCTTGTCACGTATTTCCTCCTAATTTCAGATATTCTTCATAAGCTTCTGCAAGATCTTCTTTCCTTGCAGTCATCATGGCTTTGTCCCAATGATCTGTTGCAAGCGGATGGCGAAATGTGCTGTACTTCAATTTTCTGCCTGTCGGGTTCTTGTGTGGCGGAGACCAGAAGCCCATCAATTCCTTTCCATCAAAGATAGGGATGTTTGGACCGTACATCTCTCCCATATACTGATAATGAGCATAGGGACTGTTGTAGGTTATATAACCCGCATCCTCATCAGCAGTGATGTCTATATTCTGCACAAGCACCAGATTATCTGCCGGTACATAAGGATCCATGAAACGTGCTGCAGTTGCCGCCAGAAAAAGCATGCCCGGCTGTCCACCAAGTTTCTTTTTGGCAATCCGATCAGGAGAATCATTCCACTCGAATTTCACTTTCATTGTATCAGCCTCCCAATCTGTAATGCTTCGCCAGCGGAAAACTAGTATTGTCAGAGAATGCCGTTACTTTGAATGCTGATGGCTTGTATCTGTTCAGGACCTGTGCCGCAGTCTTTCCAGATTCCCCCGTGATTTCTTCCGTGCATTCCCCACAAATAACAATATCTCCCTGTGAAACTGTAAAATGCTCTTCCGGAGAGTTTTTGTATTCTGCGTAAGGTAAGTATCTGTCATCCTTTGGAATCCGCACCGCATAAGTGTTCTGAACACTTGCCTGGGTATCATTAAAACCGGTATTTACCTGTGCTTTCCAGAAACAATTATGGAGCACTATCCTCTTCCAGTGCTCCTTCCTGTCTTCGCTGTCTGATGCCTGAATCCGATTGTATAAGGTGATGGTATGAATGTAATTCTGGTTCATGCTCACACCCCCTGATACAAGAGCCCGGTGTTCCCCAGATATCTGTAAATGATCTCTTTGACCTTCTTCTGTTTTCCCTCTTCCGTGAATATTGACTGGGACAGATCAAAGGTTCCAGATTCCCCATCATTGGAATAGGACTGCAAAACACCTCCCTGTTCTGCTGCCTGCTGAGTGTTCTTATCTGCCTGATACAGGAGCTCTACAAGCTCACAGGCGCAATCTTTCACATCATCTGTGATAAGTCCCAAATTCGAAGCTAGACGGCTGAAGGTGTACTGATTCAACACACGCTCAGCCTGTTTTTCCCAGAATGGGAATTCATCCTCAGACAGCTTTGAATCACGGCCCATCAGATAGCCAGATTCGTAATAATTGTACGAAGCATACATTTTTCATCACATCCTTGTCATTTTAGGCTTGTAAGAGTAATGTTCTTTGTTACTGCCGTCTTTGCCACAGTAAAGGTTTCTGTCACCGAGATATATCCCTTCTTGGTGATCTTTGCTGTATATGTACCAGCTCGCAGGTTAAACTCCGCTTTTCCATCATCTCCGGTTACAAGAATTGCCCCATCCACATTGATACGTGCACCTTCATAAACTGCCGGACTTGATTCTTTACCGTCCGTTACAGTAAATGTAACTTTCTGAGTAGCAATCGGAGTACCTGGCTCAAGATATGCAAATGCGCAGCCTGTACGGTCTTCATTCATTCTGGTAGCTGGATTCGGAAGAGCCCAACCCATACGGAATACAATACGAAGTGCTGTCATATCCTGCTGTGCCAGGTTATAGACGATTTCCTTTGTAGCCGGGTCCTGAATAACTCCCTGATCCAGAATCTTCACTGTTACGTCCTGACGAATGGAATATACTGCCTGACCGAAATCACCAACTACAAGCTGTGCAATTTCTGGATAGAAACCACCGTTTTCCGGGAATGTAATCGGTGCACCGTCCAGTGTATATCTCGCAACATCCTGCATATTGCTTTTGAAGATTGGCTGTCCTGTGGTATCACGAAGACCGCGGAGTTTTGCTTTAAAGTTCATCGGTGCAATAGCTCCAGAAACTCCATATCCATCTTCTTCAACTTTTGCAAACACACCATTCTCGCCAAGAATCAGATCATAATAATCTTTTCCTGTTGTCGGTGAAACATTGTTTCCTGCCTGTCTTGCCAGGGTAACAAGATCTGCCTGCCATTCTCTTGGGCGGTTATCTCCAAAGATAACTGCTGCATCTACTTTCTGTCCGATTGCTTCCATGACACGTGGAGTGATCTCACCAAAGATGTCAAACTCTGCATCAGAAAGCACTGCATCCGGAATAGGTACGATAACAGCCAGTTCTCCGGCATTCAGATATACGTTATCCCATGCCTGTCTGGTAGTCTGTTTCATGCCAACATCACCATCTACCCAGTAAGCAGTCGGTAAGAAATCCAGTACGCGGATTCTGGTCTGGTTAGATGTCATGTTTGGAAGTTTTCTTGCCATTCCCATAAATACGGAATTTTTCGGTGCATCCTGAAAGATACTGGATACAACCTGTTCGCGGATAATCGCTTCTGCATCCGCTCTGTTTGTAATATTTACTGCCATTCTTTATTCTCCTTTTCCGAGCAGACTTCTAAGTGCTTCATTTGCCTGCTCTTTTTTAGTCTGTGCTTCATTGCTGATTCCTGTAGTTGAAGAAACTACACGAGGAACTGTGGCTGCCTGCTGGAACAGATAATCATTATCTTTCTTTAAGGCCGTGATTGCTGCTTCAATGTCCTGAGACTGATTCTTGGATGCTTTTAAAGTATCCATATCTAAAAGCGCCATGATTGCTTTCTCATTTCTCCCGGAAGCCTTTCGAATAGCTTCTTTCACAGATGTATCAAAAGCATAATCCGCTTTGATTTTCTCAATCTCTGCATCCTTGCCCTGGAGCTGCTTGGTCAAATCGGAAACTTTCGTCTGCAATCCAGCAGCATCAATCCCTTCCATCGCTTTTAAAGAAGTCTGTGCCGTATCAAGCTGGGACCTATAACCATCCCTCTCCGCTTTTACTGCATTAAGATCTTTTCCATATTCGGCCATAACAAAGTCAATCTGTTCCTGAGTTAATCCTTTTGCCTGTAAATCTTCTGTTTTCATCTGTTTGTCCTTTCCTGCCTATCCCATAGGTTATTTATAGGTGTGTAACCATCCACCAGATAGCTGACTATTTTAGGTCTGATCATCTGACCAATTTTTGAGTATAAAAATACCACCGGTCATTTCTGACTGGTGGTATCAATATCCATGCCATTTACATTTTTTGCATATCTCTTTCCAGTTCGGCTTCTTTTTAAACCTTTCCGGAATCGTTTCTTTCTTGATAATCCCATCTATCGCATCTGAATTTTCAATGCAATCAATGGGTTCTATATTCTCATCAACCAAGGGGCACATTACAAAATCAGGACCACTCACGTTTTAACACCTCCATAGCTGCTGTTGCCGCTTCATCATATTGCTCTTTTCTGAAAGCAGTTCTAATATACTGAGCTTCATTATCTACAAATGTTGCACCTTCATCACTGTAATAATTTGTAAACTTTCCTTTCCACTTCGTAGTAGAAAATACAGCGTTTTGAATGTAGCTTTTTGCTTCTGTCTCTGTTACATTATGCTGCCTTTCCTGATTTACATGGTGCTCATCAAAAGAAAGTTTGCTCACATCAGGAATCTGAGGTTTCAAATTAATCTCCCCTCTCATCCCAGCTGCTTTCATGTCTGCTTTTATTTTATCATTTATAGCTGATTCTTCAAGGGCTTTCTGCTCTGCTTTTGTCGGCATGAACTTTCCTTTTAAGCCATCCTGCATGATTCTAGCTTTCTGTTCCGGAAGATGCATCTTTTTAGAAAAATCTTTATAGGTCTGCATCTGTCCCTGGTACTTGGCCTTTGCCAGGATTATATCCTGTTTATCAGCTCCTCCTTCTTCCAGTAACTTTATCCTCTGACGTTGTGCCCGCATGACACGTTCCATCTTTCTCTGCTGTTGAAGCGCTTCATAAGTGGTGTACTGTTTTCCGTTGTACTCTCCGGGAGTATTCTCAGCTTCAAGCATTTTCTGGAGCTGTTCATCCGTATATGTTCTCACGGATCCAGGGGGGAATGGTTTATAATCATGGTAACAGTTGGCTCCTTTCAGACCTGTTACCTCACCAAGGCCGCATACAGAAACAAGTTCCTGCCGCGTCCACACTCTACCTTGCCAGGGCTGATGTGTTGGTCTTGCCCCTACATGGTAGCTGACTTCAAAGGTATCTGTCCCCAGCTGATCCGCTGTCTGCTCCATGATCTGGCTCTGCACCTGTCGAAAACCGGTAAGGATTGCTCTTCTGGCAGCTACATCTATCCTGTCCCGGTGTCCTGAATCATACTCTATATATCGAAGTCCAGAAGCCGTCATCTGATTCACGGTCCGCTTAAGAACTGTGTTATAATCAAATGCGCCTGACTTGATATCAATAACAGCCTGATCCATAGTAGATCTGTAATAATCCATCAGAGGTGAAGATTGAATTCTACCAGTTGCCGGATTACGAATAGCAAATCCCATGGAACCGGTCAGATTCTTATATTCTCCCTGGAGCTGCTTCTTGGTCGCCTCAATCAGCTGCTGAATCACGAAATTTTCTTCAAGCGGTATCTGCTGCATTCCGGCAAGTTTAAAGAAATGTTCCTGTTCGTAATACTGTTTGTACACCTCATCAGAAAATATCCTGTCCATTTCTGTATCCGTTGTCTGTAATGCGCTCTGGATCCATCCACGGATATCTTCCTCGGCCATTCCCAATTGCTGAAGCCTGCTGATCTGCCAGTCTACGGAAGCACTTGCAAAACCATTTTCTTTAATCCTGCGGACAATATCTGTCATGATCCGAACTTCCAGTTCTGAGAAAATGTTGCTGACTTTCACTGTGAGTTTTTCAATCTCGCCCTGCGTCATTCAATCACCGTCTCTTCTGGCTTCTGGACTGCTGCCTTTGCCTGCTCTTCTGTTTCCCCATACCATTTCATTCTGTATTCCCACAGTGGCATTGCACCCATGGAAACATCCAGCCTATCAGACTGCCGTTCTGACTCTACATCCGTCACAATAGAATCATCCCAGTCAAAAGATGTCTGATAAGTTCCAGAGGGGCATAGCTGATAGATATCGCACCAGAATGCTATTGCATCCACTAAATCCTCTAAAGCATGCTGCAGTGCTGTCTGACAGCTCTGTACAAAAGAATATGATCGCTGCTTGCTGGCTTTGATCTCTTCTGCCGTCTTGTCTGTATTATTCGGATCTGAAATAGTTCCGTATGCCAGGTTGCAGTCAAATTCTATCATCCTCATTAGGTGATTCCACCCATTGAAATATGATGTATCCCTGATGTCCGGTGAAAAGGTATCCATAAAAGGCTTATCGGTAGCTCCAGTGTTGTACTCAATGGCACGGTATAACCTTTTCTTACCCGCAGGATAAACCGGTTCTCCTGTGCTCTGGTCTCTCTTTAACAGGCTCTGAGCAATATGAACTGCTGATTCTTTGCTCTCATATTCCCAATTGATCTGGGAATATCTTTTATCTGCTTCCCGGATATGTTTCACAGCTCTTGAAAATGTAGATGTTCCCAGTGGACTGCCAGAATCTTGATTGTTTCCCAGCGGAACTCTGAAGTAGCCAAACGGCAGCTTCTCTGTGCCGGAAAATGTAATTTCCTGTACGAGTTCAGACCACTTCGGAACTGAATTGACTGGTATCTCCGTCCCAATCAGTCCCTCTGTTCTGGAAACGAAAGCTCTGTTCCGGATGTTCAGCAACCCATCTTTCAGAGTATGTATCTCTATCCTGCTGTATATCTCATTGTCTCGACGGAACTGATCCAGGAATGCACATTTTGTAATCGTCTCCGTATCAAATTCCAAAGGAAAGAAATTATCTGCCTGTATGTACTGGATAGAAATGCCATTTGCAGTCACATAAGGTTTAAAGATCAGGCTGCCTTTCGCATCTGCATACTCAACCTGAATCCGCAGATTCTCAATCACTCTCTGGTAGATTTTATCAATATATGATGCCTTGGCACTTCCGGAAACTTCGCTCTTCACTTCCAGAACCGTCAGCCTGGCAATCTCTCCAGCTACTGCTGCCGCAATCCCTGCGCTCTGTGTGTTGGAATCCAGCCATGGCGCCTTATCTTTGTATAGTGCAGACCACATCTCAATATGTGCCGCTGTCTCTCCGCTCATTGCATAATCGATCTGCTCATCCTTGTCCAGGATCTTACGCAATGCCTGATACATATTTGTATAATTCATATTAATCACCCGTACCTGATGAGCTGACTGATCAGTCGCTCAAATGTATATTCAAAACTGTCTAATGAGTCAATATCGCTGGTCCCATCATCAAGTCTGACATTCTTCGTCAGCTCTTTCGGGTCCCAGACTGCTGTACATAGTGCTGTTACAAGACTGTCACATTCTCCATCCATATAAGCGAAACGGCCTTGTGCCATCAGGATTGAAGTAGCATTGATTCGATCATTAATCTCCGTTTTCAATGCATTCTCCACTCTGATCCAGCCAAGACCATTCTTTCTAAGACTGCTGCGGATTCCTGCTATCAGCGTTTGTTCTGCACTATCCGCATAAACCACTGTTACATATCCGTATCGGTTTAGTATCTTCTGTACAAAATTACAAAACATCTTTCCCAACATATCCGGATCAATCTCTAATGGATTGCCACTCTCGTCCTTGCAGTTGATCCACTCAGATGCCAACGGCACAACCATTTGGAATCCCCTTGTGATTGCAGTAGCTGTAAAAGAATGGCCCGATCCAGATCCGCCAAAATCGATGCCAAGATTAATCTCCATGATATCTTTAGGTTTCTCTTTCAAAGCGAACGCAAACTTCTTGGTACTGATATCATCGGCAAATCTTCGGAAGATCAGACCATTTGCTACAACACGCATTCCTTTGATGTCACGCATATACCAGATTGAGTTGACATCATATCTGCTCTCGACTTCTTTCAAACGTTCCGGAGTAATATTGATGTTATCGTAAATGGTACAATGCATGTAATTGTAACCGCCGGGAAAGCTCCCTTCTTCCTGCTGCCGCTGATAACGATCAATGTACTCTGAGTAAATTGCAGCTCTCGGATTATCCGGGTTCAGGTCCCAGAATACTTTCAGCCTCTTAGCCGCCAGCTGACGATTGAATGCCTCTTTGATTGTATTATCATGGTGAAGGTTAATCTCTGTCGCGATCCACATACCATAGGAGTTACCACGAATTTTCTTGTAGCTGTCTTCTTTAGCTCCACCTGCAAAGATTACAATCTTCTGTCTGTTGTGAGTCGCTGGACCTTTGATGAACAAAGCTTCGTTATCCTTGTACTTTCCCCAATGGCTCTGACCGCGGAAAATCCATTCAAGCCCCATTCCGTTGCAGTCTCCGATGTTCATTTTCGCATTCGCCATTGTGGATCCTGTTGCAAGGTGAATCTTATCTGGTGTAGTCTTCAGCTCGTGTGCAAAAGCAAAGACATTGTCAACTGTCTTACCAGCACGAACAGCTCCTTCAGCCACATTATAAGAACACTCTCTGCATCTGCGGATGTATTCTTTATGTTTCTCAGAAAAACGATATAAGATAGTTTTCTTTTTGGTAACTCTATTCGCCGCTGCCATAGATCTCGCCTTCTATGTCATCCAGATCTTCAATCTCCTGATTGTTTCCGGTAAGTTTATCTGTCTGAGCTTTCATCTGTGCGATCCGTGCACGCTGTTCTTCAGTTCCTAGATTCATATGGTCAGCTAGCCACTGAAGGGCTTTCATGCGGTCCGCAAGTTTGATGCTCGATCCGTTCTTTCCGTGTTTTACCTCAGATATGATAGAGCCGTCCACTTCTGACGAATCCCTAAAATGGATTATATTCACGGTTTCTGTGAGTTGTTTTTTTCTTTCCAGTCTTCGGGTCCTGGACTTGCGCAGGCCCGTACATGGTCATTACAGGGACTTTCTCTGTCCCAAATTTCACATAGTCTGTGATATCCGAAAATGCTATATCCATATACTTCTGAAAGATATCTTCCTCGGAAAGCAGCTCCTGATTCAGACGATTCTGCTTCAATCTTATGATTTCTTCTTTTACCTTGTCATTTCTCAGCATCCTGCTTCCATTCTGCATCGCATTTTCATAACTGCATCCATATGCTTTCTGGTATGCTTTTGTAGCGTTAAAACTCCGAATATAATAAATACAAAAAAGCCGCTGTTTGTCTGTCAATTCAGGATTTTCTATCACCTGATCAACTTCGCTCTCAGCAGCTTTCTTTTTTTTACTTTTTTTGCTTTCCGAACGTTCGCTTTTTTTATCCGAACGTTCGTTATCCCATTTATGAGTACACTTCCACCTCCGGACAGTGCCCTCCGGCAGATTTAGTTGACTTGCAATCTCAACCAACTTCCGCCCTTGCAGGTACATTTCTTTCGCCTGCTCTATTCTCTTGTCCGGCGCTCTGGCCATGTCTCATCACCTCTTGTTTGTCGGTTTTGATATTTACTGAAATACAGTCCTGCCAGTACCATACACGACAGCCGATTGCTACCGTGACGAAAGGAGGTGCTAACACTTACATACAGTGATTCCCATGCCTAAAGTATGTAAGTGCTGGTGCTGTGCACGCTGTATGAAAATTGGCAATATAAAAGGTGTCCGAGTTGGACACCTGAATATTTTAAAGGCGGAGCCTGCTGCCGGCTCCGCCTCTTTTGGAGTTATATGCGTAAGTCGCGTTTAAGTCACGCGATCGGAACAGATGGAATCGGACCACCGACACGCTGGATATAAGCCAGCTGCTCTACCACTGAGCTATGTTCCGGGATGTCCTGATCTGAGCACCACCAGAGACCAGGACATGGAATTTATCATACCTTGGGGAGATCGTATGAGATCTGAACGTCTTGGATGTTTCCAATTTGTTCATGATACATATTATCATATTAAATCGTAACATTCGTAACATTCGTAACAAACTTTAATTTTTTTCAAAAAATCTTTTGAATTCCATCTTCGCGCTGGCTTCTGTGGTATTCCGTCCCATCCGATCTGCTACCTGCTGCCAGGTCATTTCTTCGAAGATCTTATATTTAATAATCCGTTGCATCCGAAATGGAATTGATATCAACCAGACTTCAACCTGCAGTTTCAGCTGCTCCGCCTTCTCTTTCTTCTGTCTCAGGATCTCTTTCTTCTGTCTGATTCTGACATCATCGGAGTAAGAATATGTCGTTCCCTGTACTTTAAAGTGCTGTGGGTTGTAAGGGAATTCCGGATTACTTCCAGATACAGTCTCATTTGCCGTGATACTTTTTTTCGATTCGAGTTTACGGATTTCTGCTTCTGCTTCCTTGATCACCTCGCATGCATCTATGTATTCTTCCAGAATTCTCTTATCCATGATGTCAGCCTCCTCGTTTCCATTCCTTCTTCGTTTTCTTATCTCTGATACCTGTGATTTCTAAGCCCAAGAGTCCGGCAGTGTTATTCAAAACTGTATAAGCGTTGTAAATATGTGTTGGCATATGTCCTGCTGCCTTGATTGCCTTTCCTGATGTTGGATCTGGATAACCCTCACTGTTTTTGTATGTCATGTCAGTCATCTCCTGTAATCTCGTCAATGCAAGCGTTCCAACCAATAGCATACCCATCTTCAAATTCGTCCGGGAAATGGTTTTTTGTGTCCTTCTCCGGTAATAGCTTCAATGGACACCAATTTTGTCTTTTAATCCCATATAAATCATTTCTAATTTGCTTAGCAGCACCGTCTTTGTCTATTGTAATAACACAAAAGATATAATCGCTAATAAACAAACCAAAAGGGCATCTCATACATGTTATTGGCGTATCAATCACTAATACTGATTTACTCATTTGTGTTCCTCCTGTAACAACTCTGGATTGTCGAAAATGTTTCCAACTACTTCCATTTCGCATCTGTCGATATAATATTCTGTCAATGGCATCGGCCAGCACCTTATGATTACTCTCGGCGAGATGCAATAGTTCGATCAGTTCATTTTTTTTCATGTTGTTCAGAGTGGAATCCGCCGGAAGCGGCTTTCCGATCACGCCCTTGTCGAATCCATTAAAATCAACCATCTACACCACCGCCTTTCACGATTTCAACTGCCCTACTCAGCCCAGCATTGTATCCTTGATGTACATCAGACAAGATACATTCTGATTCAACGAATTTATCTCTTTTCAATTCACTAATAACCTTGTCCACATCAAAAGCTGTCGGCTGATTGTCAATTACTTTAGCAAGTTCACTCAATGACACGCATTTAAAATAATCTTCAAATTCGCCTGTACACTTGCAGTTTTTCTTTAATAAGTCTGCATCAATTAACCTCATTTATTTATCCTCCCACACTCCCAATAACCTCATCCTTTCATACAGTACAGCGACGGTCTTGCGCCTGTATCCGTAGAAATCCTTCGGATTCATCGGGATATATCTTTCTCTGCTGATTTTTCTGTAACTTTTCCGGTGCAGGATATTCTCAATAACCATATCCGCTATCACCGTGTTTTTCGGGCAAGCTGACAAGGTGGCACTGGAAAGCAGGTATCCGTACTCTGCCGGGAAGTCTTTCAGCATCGTATTCAGTTTTTCAATGTCCTCTGACGGAATACCGTAGTCTTTCAGCTTTTTATTCCTTGTCAGCATACCGTTCTCCTTTCTAATCGTCTGGGTGGTGCTTATCGTACAGTATGGCGAGCATAATCACTCCCTATGCACCAACATTAAGTCCGATAAATATTCCGCATAATAATGCAATCATGTTCAGTCCTCCTTAACATAATCTTCACAATCTTCTGTATATTCGTAGTCATCCATCATGTCGCACCGATTATCACAACCGCCTTGCTTATCACAGCAAATACAGCATTCTGTTTCGCCGTCCGGGCATTCTAATTTGCATCTTCCCATTTAGTCCTCCTTATATGGTTCCGGCAAGTGCATCCAGGCAATAATACTGTCCTCCGCATAATATTGCGCTTCTTCCAAGTTATACCAGCCATGTCCAATTGGATATCCTAGTACAGTTCTCTTACAAGAGCCATATCCTACCATACAAACTTTTATTCCATACTTAAACGTCGCCAGATACCTTCCGTCTTCTTCCGGCAGTCTCTCACTGACTGGAATCCACCCATTTTCTTTCTCGTCCTGTTCCAAGTCATCCTTAAGTTGCTCTATCATTTCCAGAGCATCGCTTGCCAAAATCATCTGGTGGTAATCTACAAGTTTCTTCATGAAATCATGATAATCTGATAATCTGTCTTTGATATGACTCATGCTTCCACCTCCGAATCTTCTGGCATATAAAACACGGATTCTTTTCCGTCCCAAACATCATCGTTTTTTACCGACATAAATTTACAATAGGCTTCCTGAATCATATCCAGTACTTTCATGGCTTTTGCTTTGGTGGAATAAGAGCCGATATCAAGCGTTTCATTCGTATCCGAACAAGTGATTTTTGCATCACCCTTAACCTCCATAATCCCGATTGCTGGTGCGTTATTGAAATTAATTAAAAGCTCTCTGTTCTGACTTCTGATTAACATTTTGCCACCTCTCTCAAATGCTCAACAATCTGCGTCTTGCTTTTCTTGCAATCCGCAAATCTCCCCCAATCACCTTCCAGGAGATAATACTCTGTGGTAACGTAATAACCGCCACGTTCTTCCACTTTCCACCAGTCATTGCCTTTTGTGTGCTCAGTCTCTTTGGCAACGATCATTGTGTTATCCGGAAGCGGATATAAATAATACTTTTCGCTTACTTGCGGCACGTAAAGCCATAGATTCCATCCGGTATAGTCCTCCAGGAACTCTTTGCGTTTCTGGTTGTTGGTTAATTCTTTTAATTGCATTCTGTATCCTCACTTTCCCCATGCAAACAACTGGCACGCTATCGTGCAGTCCTCCATAATTTTTAAATAAAGTCATTAATGTTCATCTGCCCTTTGATTTCGGAGTCTTCGGATATCATAACCTTTTGCCCTCTTTCTTCCTCCCTGTCTTCTTTGGTTCCCACAGTTCGCATTTCAGGCATCGTGCTTTACCGACTACCAGTTGGCCACGGATCATGGTTGCCTGATTGCAGGTAGATTTTGTGTATACTGCAAAGTTTCCAACTCTTTTTACGTGTTTACAGGTATCAAACTTTTCTCTTTCCACTTTTTCTCCCTCTCTTTCCCTTTTCGTATTTCGAACAGATTTCTTCTGGCTGGCCCTTGTTTCGGGAATGACCGGTGATGGATAGGTAATTGCATCTGTCCATGTCCGTCTTCTTTCCTGTGCCATATATACAGGTACTGCAAAGTTTGGTATCAAATTTCTTTGGTGATGCTTTTCTGTACTTTCCAAGCTTGTTCTTACTGATCCAGCTCCCAACAGTGCCGGTGCAAACGCCGAAGTATCTCGCTATCTGCTCCGTAGTCCATCCGTTCTGAAGCTGTTTGATCAGAGCTTTTTTGTCATAGTTACTTGGTCTGGTCTTTTGAACCTGAAGACCATATTTTTTGAGTTTGTTAAATATGGTCGACTGGGTAGTACCAAGAGTTATCGCTATACGGTTCTGCGAATAACCTTTTCGTATGTATTCTTCCAGAACTTCTTTTGTGATATCTGGTCTAAGATCTGTTCTCCCCATATCAGTGTCCTCTCAGGAAATTACGCATCATGGATTCTCTCCAGTCGGGTTTATGATCAGTGCACTGATCATCGTCTTCTACCAGGATTCCTTTTCTGTCGCAGAATCCATCCTCATTATCAATGCAGGTTTTACATGTTTTATCTTCCATCCTGTTCCTCCATCATCACAAATAACTTTTTCCAAAAGTTTCTATAAACTGCTGCCGGCTGTGTGACTTCTCATACTCTTGCTGCCCGATCCGGTGCATCAGTCTCATGGTGTCAGGGCATCTATGTACTGCCAGTGGACCCATGGTGTGATGATCCAGACACAGCCAGACCTTTAGCCCTGTTTCTTCGGAATGCATCCGGTTGGGACCTCCGAATATATGATGCTCGTCTAAGAGCAGATGTTTCTTATAGTTTCCGTCCAGGAGCATGCATAAGTAACATGTCCCATTCTTTTCATGGATAATACTCTTGGGATGTTTCATTTTTTTCTTTCGTTTCTTCTGTGTTTTCGGAAACATCAATCCTTCCTGATTCATGCTTCACTCCTTTCCGGAGGAGGCTATACAGGCACCTCCTCCTGTGTGTGATATATATGGATTTTAGTAGCACCCGTTATTTACGTGTCCGATTCGGACACCTTGATTCCTCTGCTACAGCCTTCGTCTTCTCTTAAATTCCCATCTAACCCTGCGCCGAGCCGGCACCAGTCAAATTCACCATCATTGCAATGTGCTCTATACTGGCATTCTTTGCAGAGGACAATGTTCCGGTGTTTTGCCATTATCTTGTACAGTTCAGAATCCTCAAAATCGTTGATCTTGTTGTACTGATTCAGGATATTACAGATATGGCTTCCTATATCGCATTCTTCTGCACAGTAGTCTTCCAGTTTTTCCGCATCTGTGATTTCTTTCGGTTTCTGGCATATATGATCGCAGATGTACTCCGCCATGTTTTCAACAATATTGTCCATTTCTGTTCTTTTCATCAGTCATTCCACCTTATCTTAATTTCGAATCCTAGTCTTTCTTGTATAGCCTGCCGGTAGTCATCCCATGTTGCAAGATCATCTACCAGATACTGAGCTCCCTCGGCCATCTTATCCATAAACTGCTGACATCTTTTTTTGCCGAAGCCCCATAAATCACAGAGACAAGCTACCGAAAGGATTGAATATGTATCTAATGTCATCTCTTTAATCTTATTGCTGGCTGCATTTAGTTCCTGTCTGGTGACATTCAAGCTGATACCGGTTCTCTGTCGGAATTTGATTTCTTTCTCCAATTCTTCAATACCTTTATCTTTTACGAGGCGGAGGGCAAATTCCATGCCCTCTGTACGTCCCTGCATATATGAATCCATTTTACTCATTTCTGTACCTCCTTCAGAAACTCCACAAGCTCTGTCTCGCTGTTTGGATGTCTGTTATATTTTGAATGGTATGTCCACTTCGGAATACCGTTTTTTCTATCCGGTTCCGGGCCGCCCACAAGATGCATGTAAGAAGTTTCTATATGCGTCCACCAGCTATCTTTCACTTCTTCCGGATCATATTCCTCTGCAATCAGGCGTGCACCATTCTCAAAATCATACTTGTAGTACCGCACTCTAATGTGTTCGTCTGTATACCAGAGCCCCCATGCTTTGTAATTTCTCAGCCATTCCTTACGCTGATCATTATTTTTCATAACCGGAAGAAGCGGCTGTTCTGAAATTTCTTTATTTTCTTCCGGAAGCATATCGGTGGAGTCGCCGGCATGGTCGGACGTTTTGCCGGCTTCGGCAGAATGTTCTTCGAATTGAGTATCTTCAGCAAAATCATCCTGCTGCTTTTCGTCCTGTGGTTCTGCTGCCGGTTGGCAGCGTTCTTCTAACCACCCGCACCGACTGTTGCAATCATCCGGGCACTGAGTACAGCATTTATATGTCATGTTGCAATAGGCTGCAGCTCCGCAGATTCCGGATTGAGATTTTCCCGTAATACATTTTGCTGGTCCATCTGTTTTTTCTTCCGGTTCGTCCACTGCTACCATCTTGACCGGTTTCTGTTTCTTTCCGTATTTCTCGATCAATTTCTTCGAGAAGTCTGTCCAGCTCATCAGTTCTTCCTGATCAGAACCAACATTGAAGAGGATTCCTTCCTTGCTTCCCTGATAGTTCAGTTGTCCGTTTCGGACGCGTACTGTTCCGTACAGGGCGCTGAGCATGTATGTAGTCATGTTCAGATCTGATTTCTTCACATAGGTTTCTATGTTCTTCCGGAGAGATTCGTAGAACCGGTCAATCTGGATATCCACCGGAACAGGAGTGTTAATCTCTTCCGGCTTATGAGGATGCAGTGCCTGATCTATAGTCATCTGTCCAGGAATATCTCTTTCCCGTTCCTACTGCGCTTTCAGGAGCTTCGCTGCATTCAATGTGACCTGCCCGACTTCTGACAGGATCTTGCAAGCTTCGTTCTGGTATTTATCATTCAAACCGGCAAGTTCCGCTGCCGTGGATACGTTCAGCTTATTCTGTTTGAATGCATCCATAAGTTCTTCGGAAAGGTTAGAACTGATGCTGTGGTACCTTCCAATCTGAGTGGACGAGACTCCGATCAGATCGGATACGATTTCCCTGGTCTTTCCTTCAAGATCTGTCTTTTCGCGGAGTTCCTTAACCAGTTCTTCCATCTGCAAGGATTCCGTCATCTTCTCCCAGTCAGACTTTTCACGGTATGTGTTGGACTGGATGATCACAATCTTACGGACAATCTCATCTGTTTCGGTTTCTGCGCTGAGCTCAATTTTCGGTTTATAGACGCACGGGATTCTTTTAAACCGGTCAAGACCTTCCTTAATCAGCTCCAGGCAGCACTTTCTTCTCCGGTGTCCAGCCAGGAGGTAATCTTTTCCGTCTCTTTCTTCAATCAGGAGTGGCTGAAGGATTCCCAGTGCTCTGATCGACTGTTTTAGTTTCTCTGTGTCTTCCGTTGAATAAAAATTATCCTTAGAAGGGATCAAGTCTTCCGGATTGCGATAGACCGTCTTCTGTTCCGGAAGGTCTATTTCCTGTGCAGAACGCTCAGAGAGCATTCCTTTGAGATCAAATTTCGCCATCCTGTACACCTCCGATCATATTCAAGTACTCCGTAACCAGTGCTTCATAGTCTTCTGCTGCCGCTGATCGAGAGCTGTGAAGAGCCACCGGCATACGCATGAATGTGCTCCTTGCCACTACACCAGAAAAGCGGATTGTTGTATCCATAGCCGGATACTGCTCTCTGATGATCTCTGCTCCCTGAATGTGTGCCTGGTTCCCTTTCTGGTACTTGCTCACAAAGCAGCGGACGTTCTGCAGGTCCGGATTCAGTTCTTCCTTCACTTCCTGGATCTGGTCCAGGAGCTCGTTCATGCCTTCCAGGGTGTTATCGTCCACTTCTACAGGAATGAGGACGTCATTCGCGGCTGTCAGTGCATTTATCACAGAGATATTGATATCCGGAGCATTATCTACTACGCAAAAATCGTACTGATCAGATACCTGCTGCAGAGCCTTCTTTAACCGGTTCTGCTGTGGACGTACGCGATCCATGGTCACTTCCATGTTGGCGGTCAAGAGACCGAGATTAGCCGTGATGATGTCCAGTCCCTCATAGTCCGTCTTATGGATCAGATGTTCCATATCTGGATGACGGTCTGTCATGATCCGGTCGATGCCGTCTCCATCTGAGGTGCGGCGGTTTAATCCGCGGGAACAGTCTCCCTGTTTGTCATTATCCACCAGTAATACGCGATGTCCGCGTGTAGTAAGGATATAGGCAATGTTAATGCTAGATGTGGTCTTAGCCACGCCGCCTTTCAAATTAATGATTGCTATTGTTCTCATACATATTTCCCCTTTTCTTTATTTTTTTCTCGTATTCTTCGATGATTTCCTCTACTAATCCCTCAAACCAGCAGCCCCGACAGTACTGTTTTCTCTCATCTTCTGTCATCTCCGGAGGTCTGCACATCTCGTGGCATACATAGATTTGTAAGTCATTGAGAATAGATTCCATGTCTCTTTCTGGCTGCTCTGTCGGCACGGAGCATCCATTCCGGCTTTCCTTCTTCCGGTTCGCTGTCATACAGTATTTCGCCTCCTTCATCTCTGTAATATCTGTATCTCACTCCATTACGGACAATCATTCCCAGAAACTCCATTGTCATTGGATTCTGGTCCGGTCTCAGACTCCAGGCCTTGCCCCATAATTCTTCCACATTCATTCTTCTTCATCATCTCCTGTAACCACGTGGAATAACTGTGTTTCTCAGATCTCGCGGTCATTTTGTGTGCTTCCGGAAAAGCATGGATCAGACGATAGACCTGCTCCCATTCGGCAGCATTCTTGATCAGTTCACCTTTTGAATCTCGCCAGCCTTCTCCTGCCATCTCTTCCAGTTTCAGAAGTCTGCTCGCTACATAGCTATCCTGTGTATGTACACAGATTTCTGAGGAAACATTCATCCTGGAAAGAGCCTCGATAAGTGCTATAAGGACAGACTGGTGGTATGTTCCCTTCGAGATTCCGAAGTTTTCCTTTGTCTTTTCCTCGTTTCCGACCATAGTAGAGAGGACATATCCACATTTTCTTTCTCGTTTTCCCTGGAATATACTGTCGGTTTCCAGGTAGATGTCTACTTTCCACATGTTTTATTCCCTCTTCTTAATCTTGATCAGCGTGTAATGGCGGTAAGCATAATGAGTTATCGGATTTATGCCGACTTCGATGCTTTCCGGATCTACGTAATATCCTTTTGGTGCTTTAGGCATCCTTGGTGTTCCATCACGGTCAACCAAACTTCTTCTTTTAATCTCGTCAACTTCAGGATCCTTGCGGATAAGGTTTCTGGATGGATGATATCGTTTAACCTCGTCTGGTTCCCATTCTTCCAGAGGCTTCGTAAGGTATTCTGCAAGCTGCTTATATCCGCCCTCGCTGTAAGTAGTACGGAAATTAACATGTCCGTGTCCCCATTGTTGCTCCCAAAGATCTGTGATTATCAGATCTGTAGCTGTTTTTTCGTTGGATTCGCGGTTGATAAGGATGTGGATGTGTCGGCCGCCTCTGGATCCGATTGCAAGACGGTATATGTACTTTAAGTTCCATCCCTGTTTTTTATATTTTTCTCGCATCTTTCTGACCATTTTTCCGGCATGGTCCTTCATTTCTTCCCACGTCGGTCTGTAATCTTTCGGATATGTAAGAGTGATCCAGTAGTCCCTCTCACGGAAATTCCACTTGATCAGCCTCCTGACATCCCTTTCCCGTTTCCACTGATTATGTTTTTTTATCTCTTCCGGAGTAGCCTTCCTTTTCTTTTCTCTGATCTGTCCGGCTGCTCCGTATTTTCCGGTATGTTTTTCTTCAATCTCTACTGTGTCTCCACAGTCCCATCTCTGCCTTATGTATCCGCATAGTACCTTGTATCTCATAAGCACCTCGTCGTAACTCTAATACGCTTAATCGAGCTCTCAAGAGGTACTTGATACCTCTGTAGTTCTCAAAAAAGGTCAAAAATATAGCAGGTGCTTCCTGCCTGCATCTTGACTTTCAGGCGCTGTATGATATACTAAATATAGTTGTTATTTCATACAGCACCTTTTAGTTATCGAACCTTTACAGTTGCCGCTGTGGGGTTCTTTTTCTTTGCCTTCTTATCCTCCAGCCACAGGATTATTCCAAATGCAATTCCCGCGATTGTAAAAGCACTGATCAGAAGCTCTATTCCGGAATCCCATTGCCATATCGGAAGGATTGCCACAATAATCCCTATGATCAGGGAAATGTTAAGTTCTCTCGCCATCATTCTCACCTCCCTCTATTGTGCAGAATCCTCCATAATCATCTTTCCGGAGATCTGCAAGCGCTATAACTCCCTCTCTGGTTCCGTAGTAGGATCCGATTGTCCCGTCAGAGAATCTTATAATTCATATCTTTCTCATGCTTGTCCCTCCCCGCCGCCCTTATCCGGCAGCTCTCTTCTCATAGTTCATTGCCTGCAATGCGTTTTCCACACGCTCTCGGATAATCTCAGATGCTTTTGCACCTGAAACTTCCTCTTTTACACCATTAACCTGTATTCTAGTAATAAACTCTATCTTCCCCACTGTCTCACCTCCCTGTGATATGGTATGAAATGTACTTGCCTGTGGTTCCTGTGTCGAAATTTGTCGAGTTTCTTCAAAGCATTGACTTTCTTCTCATTGTTTCCTATCCTGTAATCACAGGCGCTGCCATGCCTGAATATTTAGACTAAGGAGAACACTATGAATGAATCTTCCATTTCTTTAATAAGTCAATTCTTCACAAAAGCGAACATCACGCTTTTACTTTCTATCATCGGCTCATTTGGTACTCTTATTGCCCTCTATACCAAACGAAAAAACCTAAAAATCCAAGTCAGCAATGTTGCTTATAAAAAAGCCCAAAAGCAAATGCTACTAGATATTACCTTTGAGAACCGTTCTCAACTTCCTATTGCAATAACTGATGTGCATGTTTTTCTAAACAATCATGAATTAACGGTAGAAAAATACCCTTTGTGTGTAGAAGAATATTCTCATTTGCATGGAAAGGAAGTTGTTGATCGTAAGTTTCTCTATAATCTTGAATTTCCCATTGCTATTCAGCAGTTGGGGGCTTCTGCTGGTAAAATGCTTCTTGAGTTTTCTCCAGAAGAGCTTGAAAATCCCTCCACTCCTTTGACTCTACAAGTTCATTCCACTCGTGGGAAGGTACAGCAAATAACACTGCCGTGTGATCAGATAAAACGGATTTAATTGTCACATATCCTTCTGTGGGAATTCGTCTTATAGGATCAGGTAAATACATTTCTTTTAGATGTTTCTGCGAATGCTGATTCCGAACTTCGATTTTGGAACCAGCATTTTTTTTGAAGAAATCCATGTCTTTTCACCTCACTTTATTTCAGACTGACTACCAATGTACTAATGTCTTCATCTTCGGTAGTCCATACAGTTTCGACTTCTAATGCAAGAAGTTTTGCCTCCTTTTCATCGTTCAGCAGATAGTTTTTGTATCTGTTGGTGCTAAAAGTAGAACCAAACATTTTGAGCCGTATCTAGATTCTTGTGTTGTCATCAACTACCTTTAATAACTCGTTTAATGTCACTTTCAACTCGCCTCCTTCTGGTCTGATAAAAATATTGACTTTCTACTACTTCACTCCTATTCTTGTGTTACAGGGTACTGCCATACCCGAGTATTATGAAAGGAGATTTATGCTATGACCGATAAAGCTAAGCAACTCGTAAGTTTATATGTCCAAGGTATTGTTCAAGATTCAATGCCACAATTTGAAGACATCTTAATGAACAACCTCACGTCAGAAATGAGTAAAGACCAAGTGTATGTCAAGATGCTTTTAAATGCGGTAACGCTTTCCACTGATTTAGCTACTCAAATCATTTTGGATTTACTCGATTCTACTGATGTTTTACCAATCACTTCTGACGAGAAAGTCCTACAAAAGCTTGCTTTACGTCTTCATACGGATAATTTAAAGAAGTAATTTCTTTTTGCTGACTTCGAACTTTCTTTTCGAGGTCAGCAATTCTTTTTTCTATGTTCTGGAATTTCTTTCTGGAAATCCACACCTTAACTCGCCTCCTTCTGGTCTAAATGCCATTTCGTGTGTCTTTTAAGACACTTTCTCTGTAAAAAAAATTCCCATCGGAGATTCAAGTTCCAAGAAATCTATGATAGCCTGAATTTCACTCTGAGTAAATTCTGATAAGCCATTGCATTTTCTATAAAATGCTGATCTGCTAATATGTATCTTTTTACAAAGCTCTTCTTGACTTATTTTTCTCTTTTTCATTTCATATTCTAATTTATATTTATCCATTTAACACTTCCTCCTTTCTTTGTGTCGTTTAGGACACTTATAAAATATCACATTCATTTCACCTCTGTCAATACTATTTGTGTATTTTATGACACTTTTTCATTTATTTCATATTTATATGTTGCGTAAAAGACACATTTGTGATATTATTTCCATAACGGAGGTGAAATAACTTGGAAAGTATGGGGACTCGCATAAAAAATTTACGTTCAGAAAACAATATGACTCTTGAAGAGTTAGGAAATAAAGTAGGTGTAGGAAAAAGCACTGTCAGAAAATGGGAAAATGGAATGATTGCAAATATGCGTCGTGATAAAATCGCCAAATTAGCAGATGCACTAAATGTCTCTCCTGCATATTTAATGGGATGGAATGAATCCTCTGCGCCTGCTACTACTATTAAATTATACAATGTCCATTGTGACACTAAAGAAGAATCAGATCTTATTCTTTCTTATAGGAAATTGAATAAGCATAATCAGGATAGAGTACTCACATACTCCCAGAATCTCCTCTCCACTCAACAGATGGAAGAAGACGTTCTTGCTGCTCATACCCGTACAGATGTTGAACAAACATCGGAAGGCGTTCAGCATGATCTCGATATTATGAATGATGATTCTCAATGGGATTAGGAGGCTTTTATGGGATTATTCAATATTTTTAAATCCAAACGCTACGATATGGATACTCTTGATGGTATAAATGCGATACCTGTTCCTGCTAAAGATTATCATACCGGAAAAGACACCCAAGATTGTATTTATTATCTATTACAGCGAAAAGCTACTGAACATAAAAAAGCAGGACGAATGGATTGTGCTATTGCATGCTTGCGAAAATCAAACGCATTATCTGATTATGAGCAACGGCCATTATTAACATCCAAAGAGTATCTGCGCTTAATAAAGTACATCGAATATACAGGGGATTCTACTTTAGCTCAAGAAGAATTACGTAAAATATATTCTCGACACCCAGAATTTCTCGATAAACGTATTTCTAATTTGTCTAATATCAAAACAGCTTTAAAGCATAATAAAGAGCTAAAAAATGATTTGGTATTGGTTACTACTAACAACCATTGCCCTATTTGTAGCAAATACAATTTAAAAGTATTTTCTATAAGCGGCAAAACTAAAAAATATTCAAAACTCCCCCACGAGATATCTTCTGACGGTGGTTTTTGTCCTAATTGCTATTTGGGCTTAAATCCATATTTTGAAGGAATAAATACACCTGTAAAGCATTAATTTGAAGGGAGATGCTTCTATGCCAGAATTAAGTAGATTTGAAGGAATGGTTATCAAAATGCTATTCAACGATACCGTACAGCACAATAAGCCACATGTCCATGTTACTTATGGCGAATATCGTGCTTCTGTCGGAATTGATGGTGAGCTACTCGCCGGATCACTTCCTCAGAAACAATTTAAAATGTTAATAGGCTGGTTGGCTCTGCATGAAGACGAAGCCTATGCAGCATGGAACAAAGCAGTTCGCGGTGAACACTTTGACAAGATCAAACCGTTACAGTAAGGAGGGAATTTTATGTTCACATTGAATGGAATTGTATATGCTAGTGAAAAGCCTGAAAACATCCAGATACTTTCTGCAAAACCTTTGGATGATATGATGATGCTTCTTACTTTTTCCAACGGAGAGCAGCGCTTGTTTGATGCAACCATTTTAAAGGGGCCTGCATTCACTCCACTGTCTGACGAAAAAGTTTTTAAGGACTGTAAAATAGTAGATGGTGTTGTTACATGGATGGATGAGGACATTGACTGTGCCCCAGAATACATGTATGAACACAGCTATGTCTATCCATCCTTAAAATCTGCAATTTGATTTTTAAAGGAGCGATGCTCATTGACATATGAACAATTATTAACTACCGCTGATCAGAAAGGTTTGTTGGTAAAGGAAAAACCTCTTGTCCAACATGACGGTTTGCTCAGCGGTAGACGGATAGCGATCCGAAGAAATATAGAAACTCAGGTAGAAAAATCCTGTGTACTGGCAGAAGAAATCGGCCATCACTGTACCAGCTCAGGTGACATTCTGGATCAGACCGACATCATGAATCGTAAGCAGGAATATCGTGCACGATTCTATGGTTACAACCTTAAAATTGGATTAACTGGTCTGATTAGAGCTTATGAAGCAGGTTGTAGAAGTATTTTTGAAATGGCTGAATATTTAGACGCTACAGAAGAGTATCTAAAAGAAGCTCTCTTATGTTATAAATCAAAATATGGTATATGCATTGCTGTTGACAATTACATAATATACTTTGAACCATTCGCAGTAATAAAAATGATTGCTGTCGATTAATTTACTTCAGCTTAAATCATATTCTAGGAGAAACCAAAGTGACAAAACCAAAAAGCACAGGTGGTTGTGGAACATTTTTTATATTAGCAATCTTATTTGCTATTGCTCAATTAGTTGAAGAAAATCGCAAAACTATATGTATTATATTAATAGTCATTTTATTAATAATTTTATTGTGCATAATTTTCAAACATAAAGGAAAGCATAAAGCCTCATTTTCTCCAATCACCAAGCAACCAATTGATCTGCATGAGGAACATCCAACAAATTCTCAACTGAATTACGCAAACTCATTGTTAAAAAGAGCTTATCACTTAGCAGATATTTTAAATACGACACTAGATCGAGAAGAATTTTTTATATCCTTTGATGAACTCAGTAGTGTCCTGAAATCTTTATCAGAACTTGAGGGAGATGTAAATTTTTTCTGGTGCATTACCTTCTGATGAGCTAAAGAAAATTAATGCAGAAAAACAGGCAAGTATTGATTTCTTGGAACGACGAATAAAGGAATCCCAAGCTCCAGGTAATTCTTATATCTCATCCGAACCAATACACGAATACTCAGCAAAAGAAAATGAGGACGTTGAAATCCAAAGCCAAAATGATTTTGGTATTGAATCTGCTCCAAAACTTCAAACTAAATTGGAAGTTGACTTTTATTTTGTAGACGCAGGAAAATTCATAATAGAAAAAGAAAAAGCTTCTGTCGGTATGCTGCAGCGAATGTTTAAGATTGGATTTAACAGAGCTACAAAAATTATGGACCAGCTCTGTGATGCCGGGGTAGTCGGACCAGAAGAGGGAAGCAAACCACGAAAAGTACTCATGTCAATGAGTCAATTTGAGAAGTTTTTAGATACTGTGGAACTTACAACTCTTCTCTCGGAGCCAGATACAGTATCTGATTCAAACTCAAGCTTTTGCACACTCTCTAATCCAACTGATGACAGAATTCAAATGTATAATGGGAAATATGACTACATGGAAGGTCATGATTTTGAACGATTTTGTGCGCAGCTTCTGGAAGCAAATGGATTTTATAATGTTAATGTAACACCTGGAAGCAACGATCAGGGTATTGATATTTTAGCCGAAAAGCAAAGTGTGAAATATGCTATACAATGTAAGCGTTATTCTTCAGATGTTGGAAACAAAGCCGTCCAAGAAGTTTTTGCTGGAAAATCCTACTATAACTGCCATGTTGGAGTTGTTCTAACCAACAGATATTTCACGCAATCAGCTAAAGAACTGGCCGAAAAGACGCAAATTTTTCTATGGAATAGAGATGTTTTAAATGCTCTATGCGAAAATTATTATAAAAAAGAATACATAGACGATAATTAAAAAACCGATTCAGTGCTACCAACACTGAACCGGCTCAGATCTCCGAAGAGATGCTCATTTTGCAAAGATATTGTATCATCTTCGGAGCAGGCGCACAACCAGAACATTTGTGTGGCTGTTATTTTTGTACCCAATTTTACATATTTTATAAAACCGAGGTGATATCATGAGTGATCGTATTGGAGCTTTATATATACGAGTCTCCACAGATGATCAGGCGGAGCTTTCTCCTGATGCTCAGAAGCGCCTGTTGCTGGATTATGCTAAAAAGAACGGCATCATTATTTCCAATGATTTTATCTTTTCCGAGAGTGTTTCCGGCCGGCATGTGCAAAAACGTCCTGAGTTTCAACGTATGATCGGCATTGCCAAACAGCCGTCACATCCGATTGATGTGATACTGGTCTGGAAATACTCCAGATTTGCCCGTAATCAGGAGGAATCTATCGTATACAAGAGTATGCTCAAGAAAGATCATGTAGAAGTAATAAGCGTATCTGAGCCCCTTGTGGATGGTCCTTTCGGTTCACTGATTGAGCGCATCATTGAATGGATGGACGAATACTACTCTATCCGGCTCTCCGGAGAAGTTCTGAGGGGCATGAAAGAAAAAGCTCTCCGGAATGGATACCAATCTTCTCCCTGTCTCGGCTATGAGGCCGTAGGACACGGAAAGCCTTTCCAAATCAATGAAGCCGAGTATGCTATGGTATCTTATATCATGGATCTGTACGATAATCAAAACATGGATGAAACCGCCATTGCAAGGAAATGTAATGATCTGGGATATAAGACCAAGCGTGGAAATCCTTTCGAACGAAGAACCGTTGACCGGATTCTGCAGAATCCTTTCTACTGTGGAATCGTGTCCTGGAACGGAGTAGAGTTCGATGGCGCGCATGAAGTCCGGATTTCAAAAGAACGTTTTGACCGGAGGCAGAAATTGATTGCATCCCGCAGGCGGCCGATGAAAGCCCGGAATGTTTCTACCTGCAAGCACTGGTTATCCGGACTACTGAAATGTTCTGTCTGTGGAGCTACGCTCTCCTATACAGGCAATAACAAGTGTCCATACTTTCAATGCTGGAAATATGCAAAAGGATTCCACAAAACTTCTGTCGCACTGTCTGTAAAGAAAGCCGAAGAAGCTGTGACCGCATATTTCGATCAGATTCTTTCCGGAACTGATTTTACATACGTCCGTAAGGACCAGCCTGCTGCAGATGAGACTGCTGCCATTGAACAGCTCCAAAAGGAACTATCTAAACTCTCTGCCAGAGAAAGCAGGATCCGTGATGCATACGAAAGTGGGATTGATTCATTGGAAGAATATAAAGCCAACAAAGAACGGCTGATCAGTAATCGGCTACAGCTTGAATCTGAATTGGAAAAGCTCCGAAAAGAGCAGGAAGAAAAAGAAGTAAGCAAGGAAGATGTGCTTCATGAGATTAAATCTGTGAATGATATATTAAAGAATCCGGATGTAAGTTATGAAGAAAAAGGAACCCTGATACGTACAATCGTTGACCAGATTGTATATGACAAAGAATCCGGTAAGATGTACTTTGACATTATCGTATCATGA